GGAGAGTATCCACGTAAGCTCGGCGAGGTCGATGGGCTCAACGAGCCCGACATCGCCACCTGCCACGGCGTCTCCGACGACGGCGTCACAGGCGTCTACCCAATCGACCCGCGTCACTTCGACCCTGCCGAGTACGTCAACATAGCTGACCGATGAAGCAACTCCCGATCGCCGCCCACCACGCGTACGTCCTCGTCGAAGAGATCGACTCGCCGTGGCTGTACCGCGCCGTCGTGGACTAACTCACTCCCGATGACCTGCGTGACTGCAGCGAGGGCTGTCAATGGCATCCATCCGACCCCGTGACTTCCACCCCCACCCACCTACCTTTCAGTACTATGAGCACCGATGACGCACTGCCCTGCGATGGGCCACTTTCGACATACACTGGGTGGGACACGTTCCTGCATAGACTCGTTGTCGGCTACTCACTCACGAAACACCCCATGAATGACCCATGAGTACGACACAACCACGTCGACGCCCGTGGTACACGAGCGACCGTCTCGTCGAGGACTGGCTCGTGGTCGAGGGCGAGGGCGGTGACCTCAAGATGCTCAAATCGCTGAAGATTCTGCGCTCGATTGTCGTCAACCTCGGGATCATCGCGATCGCCTCACTCGCGCTGTTCTACGGCGGCGACCCACATCTGTTCGGCACGCTCGGGCTGCTGACGCTCGCGGCGTACAACGGCATCGAAGTACTGGACTACATCAGCTTACTGCAGGCGATCGCCGAGGCGCAAGACCAGGCACAGTACTCCGAGGGTGATGACAGTGACTGAGGACGACGACGGAGACACGACCTCGACGGCGCTGCGCTGGCGCTACACCAACGACGTCCTGGCCGGCGCCCTGATCGGGACGCTCTGCCTCGCCGTGCTGTACGATCTCCACATCGGCGCGTCGCTCTCTGACCGCATCTGGATGGCACTCTCGATCGACGCTGGTCTGGCTTCCGTCTGGGCCTTCGGCGACGAGACTGTCACCGCACTCAAAAAGATTCGCGGGGGATAACAGATGGGACTGAGTCGTGATGACTACGTCTGGCCCGACCCACCCGCGTGGATCCCGACTCCGCTTCGGCGGGTGCTGGCCGATCTCACGTATGATGAGGCCCACGGGATGTTGATGGGGCTCAGCGGGTTGCTTGCCGGAGCCGGCTTCGCCGCCGGCGGGATCGTTGCACTTGTCGCTGCGGTCGGGACGGCGCTGCTACTCTCGGTCGCTGTCACTGACGTCCCGGTCGGTGAGACGTTCGTGGCTTCGGTCCTGCAGCGTAACGCCTGGTACTGGCTGGTCCCCTATACACTGACGGCGCTGCTTGGGGCTGCGTTGGTGGGACTATGAGACACGACTACGACCTGCCGGCTGACTGGGCCAGCATGTCCGACCAAGAGCGCCACGACTGGCTGCTCGAGGAGCGGGCGCGCCGACAGGCCATGCAACAGGACACACCGACGGCCCGTCAGCTCCGCGCGGCTCGCGAGCGCTACCAGCGCCGGGCCGCAGCTCGGGCCGGTCGCGTCGACGTGGAGGGTCATCGATGACTGACGATATCTGTGGCGCCGAGTGCGCTGACGGCTCGAAGTGCCAGAACCCGTCGGGCTCGTGTGGTGTCCCCAGCCACGACGATCCCGGCGCCGAGAACCCACACGGCCGGCCGTCGAAACTCGATGACCACGAAGACGACATCCTCACCGGCGCCCGCCAGGGGATGACGCTCGAAGGCTGTGCTCGGTTGGCCGGCGTCGACGAGTCCACGCTGCATCGCTGGATAGACAAACACGAAGATTTCCGCAAGTCGCTCAAGCGCGCCCGCGCGCAAGGCGAGCTGCAACATCTCCAATCGGTCAACGACGCCGGCTCGCGCTTCGTTCTCGAGCGGTCGTTCGGCTACGTCAAGACCGAGAAGCGGGAGGTCGACGGCAGTATGGAACACACCGGCGAGGGCGGCGGGCCCGTGGAGATCGCCATCAGCGAGACGGTCGTCGAGACCGGCTACGACGAGGACTGACCCATGAGCACCACACCCAACACCATCGACATCGACTGGCAGTGGACGGACTACCAGGCCGACGTCCGCGACGCCCTCGAGGCCGGCGACCACGACCTCGTCGTCTTCCGGACGGGCTACGGTGGGGGCAAGTCCATCACGGGCGCCCAGTGGATTCATCGGGGCTCCCTGCAGCTGGACAGCGGCGAGTCGCTGGTGATGGGGCAGGACATCGCAAAGGCGGAGGGGACCACGTTCAAAGTCTACTTCGAAACGCTGCCCGGCGAGAACACTGTCCCCGACGACGCCGGCGGCGACCCGGAGAACTCCCCCATCATCGCCGGCTACAACCAGAACAAGCGCCGGGTCACGTATATCACGGGCCACAAGGTCCGGCTCGGCGGCGCTGACAAGTGGAACCGGTACGCCGGCGGGGAGTTTCACCGCATCTGGTGTGACGAGGTCGGCCACTACGATAACACCGACCTCCACAAGCTCCACGAGATGCTTGTCACTCGCCAGCGGACTGAGGCCGGGCCCAACACGACGCTGTGGACGTCGACGGGCAACGGCTTCAACCAGTTTTATGACATCACAGAGCGCCAGGTCGGGCCCGACGACGAACCCCTGCCGTGGGCCGACCGGATGAAGGTCATCGTCGCGTCGACGGAGCACAACGAACTACTCCCCGACGACGGCCTGGAGAAGATCGTCAACCAGTTCGAGGGCACGGCCCGGGAAGAGCAAGGGCTCCACGGTGGCTTTGCCGCTGCGGAGGGGCTCGTCTACGGCGACTTCTCGCGCAAGACGCACGTCCGGCCCGTCGAAGACCTCGCCGACCGACTCGTCGAGGACCACGCCATCTATGGCTACGACGCCGGGTGGGACGACCCCCGAGTCCTGGTCGACATCCGCCAGACGCACGCCGGCCAGTACGTCGTCTGGGACCACTTCTACGAGAGCGAGTCCCAACTGGCCGAGCTGGTCGACCCCGACGACGTCCTCGAGGGCCGGGACCCGTGGACCGAGGGCCGGCCCCGCGGCCGAGTCTACTGCGAGCACGAGCCCGCCCACATCGAGCAGTTTCGAAAGGCCCGCTGGCCGGCGGTCAAGGCCGAGAAGTCCCTCGACGGCGGCATCGACCACGTCCGGGGCCGGCTGTCGACCGACAGCGAGGGCCGGCCTGGCCTGCTGGTGGCCGACCGCTGTGGCGACCTCGTCCAGGAGTTCCTCTCGTACAAGGAGGAGCACGTGGGCAAGGCTGCAGCGACCGACCACGCACTGGACGCCCTTCGGTACGCGCTGTTCACGCACACGCCGTCGACGACGTCCGATGATGACGATAGCGGAGTGAGTTACCTATGACATCTGACAACGACGCGACGAAGGTCCACGTCGAAGGCATCGGCGGCGGAGCCCTCTCGAAGGCCCAGCAGTCCCAACAGCTCTCCGACCGCCGTATCCATTCGGTCGGCCACGGCATCAAGCCGCCCTACCATCCCGACCGACTGGCGTCGTTCCTGGAGCTCAACGAGACCCACGCCACCGCGGTCCGCAAGAAGGCCCGCTACGAGGTGGGCTTCGGGTTCGGCCTCACGCCACACGACGACGTCGACGAGCCCGACGAAGCCGACGACCAGGAGCGCGCGGTTGCCCGAGGCTTCTGGCGCGGCGCTGACTCGCGCTGGGAGACAGGACCTCACCAGAGCGCCGAGCCGACCACCCCCGAAGAAGTCAAGGAACTCGCCCGGCAGGACTACCACTCCGTCGGGTGGTGTGCCCTCGAGGTTCTGACCGACATGGAGGGGCGCCCGGTCGGGCTCGCACACGTCCCTGCCAACACCATCCGGGTGCGCAAGCCACAGTCGCGCTTCGACAAGCCCCGCCATCCCGAGGAAGGGACGTTCGTCGGCGGCGAGGAGGCCGATTACGCCTCCCGAGGCTACGTCCAGGTCCGCGATGGGCAGCGCCGCTACTTTGGCGAGGCCGGCGACCGCCACCGCGGGCAGGAGCCCGTCATCTCTGGCGGGGACGAGCCGCGGGTCACCTACCGCAACGACGAGAGTGACCAGCGCGAGCCCATCTACGTCGACAAGGAGACGGGCGACGTCGCGATTGGCGACGCCGGCGCGCTCGACAACAGGCCAGCGAACGAGCTCATCTTCATCCGCAACCCTTCGCCGCTAGAGCAGGACTACGGCGTACCGGACTGGGTCAGCGCCATCCGGACCATCGGCGCCGACGAGGCCGCGAAGGACTACAACCGCGAGTTCTTCGACAACGACACCATCCCGCGGTTCGTCATCAAGGTGACCGG